CTTGCCACTATTACCAGTTTGACTTGGAATTGGGTTTGTATATGTATAACTGATTACACCAGTTGAACTATTGTAACTGATATCGCCTGTGGCACTGATTGCTGAGCGAGCACGAGCATTGGTAAAATAAAGATTTGTTGAACCTTCAGTCAGTGAGTCTGTGTTAGCAGGACCACTCGATTGTGCAACCCAACTTAATACACCTGAACCATCAGTACGCAGGACATAACCACTTGATCCACCAGTAATTGTAACATTACCTACTGCACCTAGTGTAACTGTAGCATTACTAAAATCACTTGCTCCATTGCTATAGAACGCTGATGCAATAGTTTTATTAGAAACCATGCGGTCAGTTGTACTGTTGTAATTGAATGTAGCATTAGCACCATCAATAGTTAAACCAGCACCATTGGCAGCAGCCGCTGAGGCAGCACCTTTAGCAACAGTAATGTTTAAGTCAGCAACATCTAAAGTAGTTGAATTGATAGTTGTAGTTGTACCGCTAACAGTTAAGTCACCACTAACAGTCAAAGGACCAGTAATAGCAACAACACCAGTTCCGTGTGGATCTAATTCAATGTTACGGTTGTTACTTGTGGTAACAATTTTATAAGTGTTTACATTTAAGTTAGCACTTAGACTTGGTGCGACATCTTCGTATAAACTAGTAATACCAGCGGCACCGTAACTTAATGCACCTGAACCATCAGTGATTAGAGTTTGTCCAGCAGTACCAGCACCCTTAGGGAATGTAACTGAATCAAGTTTAACTTTACCAGTACCATTTGGTGCAAGTTCAATATTACGGCTACCGGAACTGATAACCTTGTAAGTTGAAACATCTAAATTGCCGCCTAATTCTGGTGCTACATCAGCACTAACACTAGCAATGCCTGCGGACCGGCTGTTAGTGACTGTTATCTTTTTTGTTGTGTTATTACCTGAAACGGTAATGCCTGAACCTGCTTCAATTTCAAATGAGCCGTTAAGGTCTGTTGTGACTGTGGTACCATTGGCTAATACGCCAATAGTCGAGTCGCGTAGGTTTGTAAAATTACTGTCGCCTTCTGTGGTGCTTAGTGGTGCACCTTTACCGGCTCTAGTAACGATTGTTGGTTTTGTCATGTTTGTCGCTCCATGGATTTGTGTCTGACTGACACTATGATATCATTGTGTGTGCTCCGCCATGGAGCACACACTATTTAGATAATATTCCGTTACAGTAATATTACCACAGTTTGTAATTACGCTAGGCTAATGGTCAAGTTGCCTGAAGTTACTTGGAAAGTATCGCCAGTATCAATAGTTTTACTTGTTGTAACTGCACCATAGAACAGCACATTACCTGCACCGCGAGTAGCACCATCCATGATGGCCACATGAGTAATAGTTCCCCATGATGCTGTGGCTGTGTCAAATGTCACTGTTGCTGAACTAGTGCTGGTACCTGATGAGGCTGCACCGAATGTGATTGCTTTACGAGCATAGGCAGTTGAACCTGATGTTGCTGTTTCATCTGTAAGTGTGCCTGCTTCTAAATTAGCGGCTGCATTACCTGATGTGTTGTTGAACAAAGCCAAGTATAATGTGCTTGGTGCTGTATATGGTGCTGTGGAATAGCGTAGGACATGGTCCAATACTTTATTTTCCAAGAAGTCTGATGCTGCTGTCATTTTATATTCCTTTAAGGTTGTATGTCCAATTGCAATTGGTACTGTTATTTACCCCAAACAAAAGAAATCCTCAATAAAACCCAAATAAACTTAAAAAACTCGGATATAAGGTCTGTTGAATCTCAGTATCTTAAATATTGCATGGACAAAAACAAATTTAGAGAATTTATCGAAAGCGTTGGCATACTCAAGAAGTACAAGCCCAAGTATGGTACTGAGGCAGTGCCTAATCCTGCACTGGGTGATGTTGAGTTTACTGGACTCAAGCCAGTATCAAGGCCTTGTATGCTGAACTGCGGCGAACAAGTGATTGACCAACGAGTTGAACGCAGGCTAGTGTTTACACCAGTTAGACATTGGCGTACTCGATGTGCCACCTGCCAAAGTTTTGTGCATCCCAATGGAGTGGACATAATCAAAGGTGCTCACTTGACTCAGGCCACATTTGTGAAACATTTAAAGCCAAGAGAATAAATAATAGTGTTAGGGAGGTACTCCAGTACAAGGCTGGTGTGTTTGATGGCATGTCAAACTCCTCTATTGATCGGGCTACAGCCATTGCCCTATCTCCAAATGTTAAACCCTCCCTAACACTTTTAATACCCGCTATAAGTGGGTATTTTTATGCCCCTATATATGATAAAGTTATTGTAACTATTAGTGCTGATTGCGTGTCAGGCTGTTGTCTAAAAGTTCCTGTACCAGTTACTGGTGTAGTACCGTCCATAAGGAAATTAGTACCTACAGCATATGTTACTCCTGTAGTTCCTGCTAATTGGTTCCATTGTGTTTGTGTTGTAGTTCCTAAATTTGAAATTTTCCAATTACCCGGATAAGTGGCTGTTAAACTTGATACTGCAACTGATACTCCGGGACTATTGTTAGTAAGATCACTATTGGCGGCTACAAAAAATGTTAAACTATCACCTTTAGTTGCACGGAAATCAGCGGTAGTTTGGATATCCGCATTGGGATCCTCACCACGCACAATAGTTGTAGTGCCTAATTTATCATTATTATTATAAAAACTTCCATTTATTTTAACACCAATACCGTTTTGTTTTCTTATAGTATTAGGAATTAAATATTCATCATCAATGGCGGCAGCACTAATAGCCCAATTAATATTATATTGTATCCTATACTTTCCTGTATATGGTGCTACTGTGCTAGCATTTAAATCATAAGATTGATATTTGTCTTTAAACACTAAAAATGGATCAGTATGCGGCGAACCAGTAATTAAAATCGGTGAGGCTGTAAAATCATAAACAACATTCGTTTGCGTAGCCTTATCTAATCCAGTCAGTGCAGTATTGGCTGACTTGGGCACAATACCAGTAGCAGTGGTTTTGGCTGTGTAAACCAAACTGCCTTGTTCATAAACACCAGCATCGTATTCCAGGGCAGTGATGCTTAATTGAATGTTGCCATCGTCTTCGTCATCTTCTGCAATTTTGGTAACACGGAATACCTTGCTGGTATATCCATACATGGTACTGGTGATGTCTATCAAGTCTCCTGCTCGCAATCCTAGGCTACGGAAATCGGTTTTAAATTGGATAATTTTATCCACACGATTCTGATTCAATTCAATGATACCAATGTAAGCCGCTTGGATTTGATTATTCACGCAATCCAGGCTTATGCTTAGTTTCTTGTCCAGTTCGTTGGGCAATCTATTGGCATCTGCTATTGAGAAGTTAACAGTATCTTGATTGTTTTGCAGGTCCTGATCTGGATAAGTTACTTCCACGCTGTTGTACAATTGGTCAATGCCAGTGCCTGTGATATTGATAGCACCAATGATGTTGGCATCTGTGAATGATTTTGTACTGGCACCAGCACGGTTGATGATCACACTCCACAGGGCTGTGGTTGAGTCATAGGTCAGCCAGCAACCACTTGCACGGCAAAGTACATCCAAGTTGCTGAGTACTGTTTTGCTGGTATCGATCACGCCATTGATTTTAAATGCTGGTAATGTTGACATCTTTTGTTTTTACCTTATTTTAATTACTACAACACCATCGGCTCCGCGGCCCACAGTACCTCCAGTAGAACCACCACCACCACCACCGGTATTTGCAGTAGCATTGGCAGCACTATGGCCTCCATATACAGCACCATATCCACCGCCACCTATACCACCTAGGCCAGCCTGAGTAGGAACATAATTGGGGTCGCTTGGGGCACCACCGCCACCACCGCCATAGTATTGTCCAGTAATAGTACTTAATTTACCAGCACCGCCATTACCACCGTATTTGGTCGAATCACCGGATATAGAACTAAAGGTTCCTCCGTTTGCACCAGCACCAGCACCACCCCCTCCATAGTATGGAGCAACGGAACTACCTAACCCACCGGTATAAGCACTTTCTCCATTGGCAGGAGTTCCACTGCTACCACCACGGTTAACATTACCATAAGTAGATCCAGCAGTTGCCCCAAGCCCGCCTGTTGCAGTGTAACCTAATGCAGAAGAACTAGTTCCATTGGCAGCACCCGACAAATTCTGACCTACGGTAATATAATAACTTTGATTAGTATAAGTTGCTCCAAAAACTTCTCTTACGCCGCCACCGCCACCACCTGAGCCCATAAAACTAGTATCATAAACTCCATTGCCACCGCCACCTACTAATAAAATATCAGCAGTTCCGTAAGTTAATTCTTGATATGTTGGAGTCCAGTATGCATCACTATTAAATGTATATGTATTAAAAGAAGCACTACCAGCATAGGTCATAGTAATAGTTTTGGTAAAGATTGTAGTTGTAACTGCTTTAAGTACAAATATTATAGTTGTATTTGATGTCCATGCTTTTGTTGGCCAGAAATATAAACTTGCTACCCAAGCATTTACCTGTTCTTTTGTTCCTGTGAAAGTATAAGCATTATTTTCTGTACCAGTGACACTTGTTGCTGAATCGCTAAATCTTCCTTTAGGTGAAGTTAATGATAATGTATAATACGCAGGATTGGAATCATCAGTTACCCTTGGCGTATTTGTAGCAAAGATAGCATTTGCTTGGTTAGCAGTAAAGTTTCTATTACTTACATCAGCCATATAGCCTGGTATTTTAGTAGGAATAGCACCTAGTTCAAAGTATGATTTTAATATATTATCAACAGCCTTGGCAGTTATAGATGATGTTGATACTAATGCCGCTGAAGCCTTACGGATATAATTTAGGCTGGCTGTCATTGTAAATCTACTATTTGCTGTAGCAGTACCTGTAATACCAAATAAGTATCCACCATTGCCAATAACTGTTGCCGCACTGGTTAAATTAGCACGAACAGTACTTTGTGCATTTGTAGTCCATGCCTTTGTTAGACTTGTTTCATAACCTATAGTTGCTGTGGCACTCACAGTGGCTTTGTATCCAGTAGTGGTTTGTACTAATGCGTTTTTAATTAAATTCCAATCAGCGGCAGTTTGAATATTGCTCACGCGATAAACACCAGTGCCAATTACAGTTACACTATAGCCACTTGGCAGCGTTGGAAAGGTAACTGTTGCACCTGTGGTTTTTATAGTACCACCAATGGTAATTGTTAAATCATTAGTACCATCAGCACCACCCAAACTTGCACCACTGATAGTAATTGTTCCGCCAACTGTGTAACCACCAGATCCGCCATCTGTGCAAGTAATAACTGTGTTTGAACCATAACTTGTGCCGCCTGTGCGGGCTATTGTGAATACTGCATTGATTCCAGAAGTTGATGCTTTTTGTTTTATGCCATAATAAGTTTGTGTAGTACTAACAGCAGTGCCTGCACCTGTAAATGTTGTTTGATTAGTTGCAGATGTACCAGCAGCAATTGTTAGCAATGTACCAACCGTTGAACTTACATCAACTTGAAAGTAAACCAGTTCAGTGCCGGGCAGGACAATATCTGTAATATTGATACCAGCGGGTACTGTGAATGTTCCACCCACTGTATAACTGGCAGTCTGTGCCGTTGGAGTTACACGATCAAATACAACCTTGGCACTACGCAAGTCAGTGAATGTCAGTGCAGTATCGCTATAAGTGTTTAATTGGCTTAGGCTGTTCATGAGTTTATATCCGCAGGTAATATGCCAGCACCATAGCGAGTATTGGTCATGTAATCATAAATCACATCCCCAGGGTTGGTCATGGGATTAGTCACACGAAATTTCAAATCGCCAAGTCCTGTGACATTCTTATCTTTGTTGTACACAACTCGAACCACAGCAAACACCAAGTTATCAGCAGTATGAGCAGTGGTCCAATTAGGCATAACATTGTATGCTTGTGCAGTACCACTGGGGTATGTGCTGCCTGGACTCCAACGGTCAGTTGTAATAGTACTGAATCTACTGCCTTGGTTGTACAGGTAAATTTTAATCAAGCCACCACTGGCATCTGCCATGCCACCTAGATCCACAGTGCTTTGACTAGACTCATCATATAGACTCAGCACAGTGGTGTTGTCTATGTCAAACACTACTCTGCTGTTGTTCCAATACACAGCATCGTACTTGATTTTGTTCAAGTAACTGCCTTGTACATCATACTGCCCAGTGACTTCGCATATGGCCAAGGCAAAGTACATGGTGGTTCCGTCTGGAGTCATGTAAGCATCAAATATCTTACCACCCAAGTAGGCTGATCCATACACAACTGGCACACGATTGTCTGTGCTGGCATCCACTTGTTGGCGTACACCTTTGTCCACTGCGGCAGCATTGGTTGGATCAGCAGCGGCTTTGTTTGCATCAGCGGGTTTCATGCTGTTGGTAATTTCATGCAGTGCATAACCAGCCAAGGCAGTTCGTGCTAGGCTTGCTCCTATACCATCTCCACCAAAGATACTGGTAGCACCATCAACTATACTTTCGAAGAATCCACTCATGCTTTAGGTACTCCAAAGTTAAAACTGGTATTTTGCAATGCGGCTACTCGATCCATGCTGAGATCAAATGGGAAGTATTTTTTCTCACTAACTGAATTGGTCAAGCGGCCACTGATTTTATTTTGCAACACATCCAGGCTGCTTTTGCAAATCAACAACATGGTGTTCTTGCTAGTGCGTGAATTAACATCATATTCTTCTTGTAGTGAATAATTGTTTACAAAGCCACGAAATCGGGCAAATGGATTGGCTTCAAGCAGGCTTAGAACTTCACCAGTAACGCCATCACACAGCACACGATAAATGATTACACTGCATCCTTTTAATTTGCTGTTGATAACTATGCCAAGGCTTCCATTTGGGATACCACTAATGCTAATAGTTAATTCACTTGAACTTGGACGCAGTTCGCTGTTGCTGGTTGTGACACCCAGTAGTACACCAAGGCCTGTGTAAGTATGGCCATCATAGGTAATGTTATTTCCGCGATTCAAGTCGCTGAATAATAAATTTGTTGCAAAAGGTGTATCCCCAGCATTGATTCTGTATTCAGGAATATAAATCTTGCACAGCAAGTGGCTACGAATATTCGTCAGCGTGGTGATGCTATCTGCTGACATTAAAACACCTCAACAAATACAAATGGGCCACTCCATGTGACAATATTGCGTTGGCTAATTGTCCATTCAGGAAATTCAATGCAACGCACGGTGTAACTTGTGGGACTACTTGGCACAGTGGCCGCATTGTAATACCAGCCATAGCCTGTGGTGTTGGCAGTGCCTATTGTGATAGTTGCACTGCTGATCTTATCCAATGCCTCCGAGGCTGCAATTAAATCTTTTATTCCTGACCAAGGTAATCCATCTGGCAATTTAACAGTAAAACGATATGGTTGTGTACCACGACTGATGCTACGGGTTGATCCATCGCGGGCAGTGCTCATGGCCACCATCTTCTTTCTGTTAATACTTAGGCTTTCTGCTTTATCTATAATCCATTGAAAGTCACTCATCTTTATCTCCTAGTAGGCATGCCTTTGGCACCCTGCATTGTTACTGCATATATAAAACTTGGATCTTGTGCCACCAATGCTTTGAAACTCATGGCATCCACTGCATTGATGTTGTATGTTACTGTGGTTGAGCCACCACCACCTATGGGTTGTACTGCGGCACCTTGTGATCCAAACAATAGTTCAGGACCTTTCTCGCCCACCAGTACTGGACCGTTGTTGGGGATAACACCACCGCCAGCAAAGCCAAACAGGCTAGCACCTATGTCAAACAATGTGCTTAGGATGCCACCGCCTCCTCCTCCGCCGCCCATTAGGCCTCCTAGTATATCTCCCAATCCTGATCCCAGTGACCCAATAACATCAAACAGCGTACCACCAATTGATCCAATAACATCAAACAGCGTACCACCAATGCTGCTCAGTATGCCACCAACACCACTGGTAAAACTACTGATCATGCTGCCTAGTCCGCTGAACATGTTGCTGAGGAAATTACCAACTCCGCTGGCAAAATCACTAATGCTGGTTTTGATAGTTTCCCACAGACTTGTTTGTTCCTTCATAGGATCATTCTCACCTGTTATACCCGGAAGTTTAGAGTCGGATCCGCCCATACCTGGTCCTATTACATGAACTGGATTAGTTATTGAATCTCCTCTGCTACTTCCGCCTGTGCCGCCACCGCCAAAAGATAATTTGCCGCCAGTGCCTAATGATAATAACTTGCCAAGGCTTTGTTTAATAGTACTACGAGCAAGGTCTTCTGCTAAACTTGCCAAGAACTTTTTCCAACCACCATCGATACCTTTCAAGCGGTCAATGAAATAGTCCTCAATGCCGCTGGAGAATTTATTGAATAGGCTTGTGGCTATGGTAGCAGAATTCGTAGCATTAGAAACATATTCATTGAATGCTTTGTTCCATCCTGCGGAGAATGTACGGCTTTGGTCGGATATTTCTTTTAATTTAGTATTATATTGTGCGGCACTTTGCAAGGTACTATTAAATGAAGCACCTTGTTTACCAATAATTTTATCAACTCCTTCTTGGCTAAGTTGTGCATCTTTAAATTCATCATTTAAATTTTTTCTAATTGCTTGGCCAAGACCACCATATGATAGCGTTAATAAATCAACACTATTTGTTGCTGCTGCAATTGCTTGAGTGGCCTTATCTTGTTCAGGAGGAGCAAGGCTACTAACTTTAGACATTAAATCAGCACGGATTTTTTGTACTGCCATTAATCTAGTTTCTAAATCAATTCTAGTATTAATATCACCAGTGGCATCTATCAACTCTTTTGATTTAGCATCGGCGGCCATCTTACTAAATTCTGCTTGTATATTTGCAGCCGCTTGGTAATCCTTCATCTTGGCTATAACATCTTGGATACCTTGGAGTTGGCTTGCAACTGATGCTTTTTGTTTAGCAGTTCTTTGATCAATTAAATCTAGTTCAGATTTGTAAGCATCAATAGTCCTTTGGCGTGCTTTGTCATCATCGGATAAGGCATTAAATAATTCTTGTAATTTGATTTTGGCAGCAAGGCCGTCTTCCCCCACTTTGGCAATGGCTTGAGCAACGGCCTTTTGATCTTCACTAAGTGCTAAATCCTTAGAGTCTTGGTCATATTTGCGTAAGGCAATATCAAAATTATTTTGTAATTCTCTACCAACTTTGGCAAATGCATCTGCTTGTTTCTTCAAGGCCTCGTTAGTACCGCTAATATCTTGGCCAGTTTGTTTGGTTGCATCATTAAGTTTATCAGTTGCTGCCGTGGCATCATCAGCACCACCGCCAAACAGGCCAAAGTATGTGGCGGCTGCTACACCAACACCTGCCAACACACTGGCAATGGCTAATAATGGATTGGACAAGACTGCAACTCTCAGTGCTTGGAAGGCAGCAACCAATCCCCATACACCTCGAGCAACACCAGCACCACCAATAATCAATAGTGCTGTACCCATTGCTTTGAATTTGACTGTGACATCTTCCACAGTTGGATTAAGTTTGCCAATAACATCAAAGAATGGTTTGAATGCTACTGCAAATGCTATTTTGGTAGTCTCAGCAATGGCAGCAAGTTTATCAAAAGCATCACCTGCACTCTTAAGTGGTGCAGCATACTTTTCCATTTCCTCACGGCCTGCCTTTTGATCCTCAGCAAACTTGCGAACATCAACACCAATCATTGCCTTGCCAAACATTTGGACGGCTTTGGCATTGCGTTCCATTGGATTTTCAATTTTGGCAATGTTATCTAACAGCGTATCGCGAATGTAAGTATTGCTTTTGGTTCCAATATCTTCAAGACTGATGCCTAACTTTTCAAAACTGGCAAGTGATTTCAAGTTACCATTTGCAGCCTCTTCAGTTTTGTTACTTAGGGTCTGTAATAATTTGGCTGCGGTATCGGCTTTACCACCGTTTTGTTGCAGTGCGGCACTTAATGCCAAGACTTCACCAACGGCCAATTGATTGGCAGTGGCTAAATCGGTAATGCCATCAGCAAACTCCATTGTGCTGTGTGCAGCCGCCAATAGTGTAGCACCCAAAGCCGTTGCGGCTATGTTCATCTTGTCAAAGGCTGAAGTAAACTTATCTCCGGCTTCTTTGACTTTGGCTTGTATCTGATCTAGTTTAGCAAGTACATCACTATTATCAGCGGTTACTTTAATATCTGGTGCCATCTTATCGTCCTGTTATCTTCTTAATGCGTTCGCGTATAAATTTCTCAGTTGGCTTAATCATGCCATTAGGGGCTTGCTTGCTATAACCTTCATCTAGTGGCTTGGCATAAGCATAATTACCCACAATGGTTTTGCCTTGTGACAAATATGTACTGCGTCGAGCATTGCCAGTATCGATAGGAGTAATGCTTACGAAATAATCCAAAGCATCCTGTGGTACTTGCAACACTTGCTGCCTAACAGTTTTAAGTTTGTCCAGTGTGGTCCTGGCATTAAACTTCACATCCATTTTGATCATTATCCGCTCCTTGCTGATTCAATCATCTTACGCATTTGTTCAGAGTTTAACACAGGCCTTGCGGGTGCATTAGGTACTGCTCGCTTGTTCTCTGACTCCTGGTGTTGATATTTAACCCATTTGGTATGCACATCAAGCACATACAAATCGAATGTAGTAGCACGGCTCATAACCTCGCTGGGCAAACATTTATAGTTCTCCGCAAGGTTATGAACGGTCAAGATCATATTGATATCCGGAGTATCCCATTCAGGATCCCCGCCTACTACTTTCCCAGTAAATCTACTACTTTGCCTACCACACGAAGCAACACACTGCTGGGCAGCATGGCATCTGTGGTAATAATTTCTTTGCCTTCTTCATCTAATATCAGTGTGCGGATAATGCCAATCATGATTTCTGGATCTTTATTACTCACACTGGCCAGTCGCATAAAGGTATCCATGGGTTGGCGATCCCATGTGTAAAATTCCACAGGTTCTCCAAACTCTTTGATGGTATCTTCATCATCAAGAGTCATTTTAATTAGTTGGGGTTTGCTGGCTAGTTGGCTTAACTTCATATCATTGTTCCTTTGGTCTGTTGATCAGGTTGTTTACTACTGCAAGCGTGAAACTTAATCTGCTTGCTATCTTTTCTATGTCTGCTCGAGCACAGCGTAGTTCATTACTGGTTTTGGCCAATTCTGCTAACATGCTACGGTGCAGTTCATCTGTGGTCTTTGAATCTAATATATCCATAAATCATCCTCCAGCATTATTTACCCCAGAGGTAAGAATAGGGTACCGAAATACCCTATTTGAACTGACCTAATTAGATTAGGATTCGCTTGTTGCTACTGTGTATCCACCACTAATTGTAATAGTGATTGGGCTTACCCATACTGGCTGGTCAGCGGATATCTTTGGTGCAAGACCAGTGATATAGCCAACCCCACTTATATAGCGATCAGCACTGGCGTTCTCTAGGAACTTCAAACTGAACTTGATATAAGTCTTGTTGCGGCTTAGACCGAATACACCTTGGGCGGCTGCTGTATCTGCGGCACTAACACTAGTGATAGTGGTTCCGAAGAATGTAGCATCGTCAAGTACACAGTTCATGCTTAGGCTGTTGGTTGCTGTGGTTGGAACTTGTAGTTTGTTACCGTTGTCCAACTGTGTCCATGTGAATACATCATTAGCGGCATTCATAGTGATATCTTGCAATGCTGGTAATGTTAAGGCTGTGCTCCAACCAGTGGTACCTTGAAGTTCTACCTTCAGTACTACTTGACTTGCACTTACGCCTGGGCTTGGGTTAATATATGCCATTTATGGCTCCTTTAATTTGTTATTAGTTTTCTAAAACTGAATTCAAACTGTGTCTCTATTGTGTCACCGTTGAACTGATTACTAACTTGGCATGTACGCTGGATTACTCCAGTGATATCTGCTGTTAGTCTTGCATCCTTGATAACTTGTACAATACTTTCAAAGTTTGAGATGGTTTGTTTTGCGTCTGTCACAAAGTACACACGAACGATGGTGGTTTCATCGATGCCGCCCTTATAGTTAAGAGTATCAAATGCGGCTGCTTGCTGGACTTGGTCTAAATCAACATACAAGTGTTTCTTGTTGTGGTGACTTATTCTAGCCCCATTATCTTCCCAAGGCAAATTATCAGAGACAATTAACGGAGTTAACGATCTCTTATTGGCCTTTAGGTAGTCTAATATAGCAGTTCTCATCTGATTCTCTTAAGTGCATAATTGCCTGGCATCTTTTCATTGCTAGAAATAGTTCCGCTGTTGTCTAAATCATACCAGTCACCTGAGTTAACAAGTTCGTCAAATAAGAATTGATACTTGCCTTGGTAGAAACCTATCTTGGCACGCTCGGCATTGTCTTCCTTACTGAAGTCAGCAATCTTAGGCAGTATGTAATTCCATAATGCATAATACACGCAGAGGTCAGTAAAGTCATCTTGTCGGGCTCGAATTCTTCCTATATCCAACGCTGGTATATCAGCACGAGTACTGGCTTGGAAATTTGTGGTCTTTTGAACATACAAATCTCTCCACCAGTCACTCATCCTGAACAAGTTCAAGATCCTATCGGTACTACGAACTAACAATGCTTCGATAACATCGTCAGTGAGGCCTTCGTTGGATTCGAACAAGCGTTGATCTGCTTCAAGTACATCTTGATACTCGGCAAAACTTGTTGTTACTCCGCTGTTTATAATGAAGGCCATCCCTATACCTCGATTAGATTACGCAGTCAGCAGTGATAGCCACGCCGTGTGTGCTTTGTAGAACTTGTGCACCTGCAACAGCCTTAAGCACAACATCAGTTGCACGAGCCGCTGGTAGATACAATGTGTTCATATCAATACCACCACGCATTGCGTGACCCAATGCTGTTTGTGCAAACACGCCTGCAACAGCGTCGTCTGAACCATCAACAGTTAAAAGGGCTGATTCAAATATATTAACACCGCCCATTGAACCAATGTAGAAACCACCCAAGATGTTTTCAGCGATTGAGTTCATTGCGGCACCACGGTTCTCAGCAAAACTACTTGCACCTGCTGTGTTGCCGTTATAAGCAATAACCTTGGTCATAGCATCTTTCAATGCGTATGCTTGTGCTGGGTGAACCACAGCAAAGAAAGGACCAGTCAACTTGCGGCTACGCAATGTTGCGGCTGCTTTCAAGATCAGTGTTGGTGTTAGTTCGCCACCAGCGGCACCTAAGTCGCTAGAGAAACTAGAGAACTTGGCAAACACTTGTGAGTCAATGCCTTCAGCAATAGCACGGCCTGATTGGTCACCCAATTGAGCCATAACATCGTTGTATGCTGAGTCACGCAACATGTCAGTGACTTGGTGATAAACCACATGCTCTGATAATGTGATAACGGCTGAACTGGTGTCAGTTGTTTTAACAGTTGCAGCGGCTTCATCAGTGATGTTCTGTGCTGTGACTGCGGCCCATACTGGCACTTGCAATGTTTTGCCAGTGTTCATAGGTGCGTCGAACACAGTTACTAATTGACGAGCAACTGAGTTTTCATAAGCCGCGAATTGAGCCTGTGTTACTAATGCGGCAAACAGTTCGCTGTTTTGTGAACTGTTGTTATTTCCTGGATATGCCATGATAAATTCCTTTTAGATTTGTTTCTGTTTACGAAGATTAGCATAGATCTTTCTATGTTCTGCTAACTTCATATCCAAATTATTAATGTCAACGCCCACATGTGTGTTGTTGTTGACATTGCTTCGGGTATGCGTAGTACTAGGTGTGCTGGAGACAAAATGCGGATTCGAATCAAGAAATTCCCGCACTAGGTCTTCAACGCCAACAGATTCGCCTTTGTCATTATAACGGACAGAACCTTTGCTATCTACTACTTCTACTTCCCCGTCAGCATTTAATCGAACATTATTTGCCACCAGTGCCTTAACTTGATCCGCATTTACAGCACGATACTTGGCCGCGGCGGATACAATAGGAGTATGGATTTTATATTCTCTTATAATGCTATCTCGTTTTTGTATTTCAGCATCTTTTTTGCCTGCAAGTTCCTGTAGAGTTTTTTCAAATTCCCCACGCTTGATCTGTTGTTCCTGATTACGCTTTTCAGCTTCAGTACGCAACTGGCGTAGTTCCTCTGGGTCACCTAAGTCCTCATAGGGCTTTAGTAACTTCTTTTGTAACGACCCTTTCATACGGGCCATCATGTCATCTACTTCTTGCTGACTGTAAGTCTTGCTTGCCTGGTTTTCAGAACTTGTATCTGCCGCATCAGTTGCGTTGTTGTCGCCAATGTTTTTATCGCTCATTGTAAGCTCGCCTCCTTAAGAGTTAGTGTAATATTTATGTCATAGAGCCCCGAATGGGCCTATAACGGTATATTACTT